GAGTTACTTGCAAGAGCGTTTGCTCCTAATGTATCAATAGCCATTGACTACTCCTTATTAAGCAATCGTACATCCAGTATTTGAAATCAGAGCCCATCCACCAGTTGTATTGTAAATTAACATTACACTATCACCAACATCATTAAATGTAATAGTTGAACCGTTAGCAAAAGTTGTTGGAGTTAGAGTACCATTACCACCATCTGCAACCATTGAAATAGTTTTAATCTGACCATTTACACCATTTGCAAGTGTCAATGCGTCTGCACCAGTAGTTGTTACAGCAGTATGTAATGTGTTTAGTGAGATTGCACCAGCACCAGAAAGTGCTTGAACACCAGCAATAGTTTTTGCACCACTTAACAATACGTTTGGAGTTGCTCTTGCAGAACCACCATCTAGAGGTAACATAAAGAAACCACTATCAGATGCAGAGTGAGGTTGTGACATTAGAGTTTGACCGTGAGTATTATTCTCACAGTTAAATCTAAGAGCACCTTGATTGTTCGCACCACCAGCTGAACGAAGTGCAACATGACCAGTTCCTTTTGGAAGTAATGCAAGGTCAACATTAGAGTCACCACCAGTTGCTTCAAGTGTAGGTGCAGTTAGTGTACCAGATGAAGCGGCACCACCAGTAGCTGCGTTTCTAATTGTAAGTTCGTTTACAGCACTTGCCAACTTAGTAAATTTAAGATATTCATTTTGACTATCATCATTAATAGAACCGTTGTTTGCAAGTTCGATTTGAGTATCTAACAATACAGTACCAGTTGCATCTGGTAGTGTAATTGTTCTGTCTGCTGTTGGGTCTGCAACTGCAAGAGTAGTTTCATTTGCGTCAGCAGTCGCACCTTCAAAAACAATTTGGTTAATATTTGGTGAAGTTAAAGTAACAGTAGTAGCATCAGCGCTAATACCACTAGTTAATGCAGTTCCAGTACCAAGTAAGGTATAAAGTTCTACAAAGTTATCATTAATCTTGTCTCCGCCAGTTCTGAGGTCATCACCAGTACCGTCATTAGCTGAAGAACCAAGACCAAGGGATTGATATGCCATTTATTTTTCTCCTAATTAGAATCTTTCATTTATTTATATAGGTTGTTAACCCAAGTCAAAAGTATTATTGGTTGAATCAAATTTAACAGTACCAGATGAGAACTTCCTAATAATACCAGCGTTATCAAATTTTAAATTATTCTTATCAAATGTGTTTATACTATCATCAAATCTTGGTATGGAAGAACCACTAGTTCTTGTACCTTCATCAAACTTATTTATACTACTGTCAAAAGTAATACCAGATTCACTGAAATCTGTGACATATTGACCAGCAGTATCTCTGACGGTTTCATCACCACCAGAACCATCAAACTTAACAGTAGAACTATCAAACGTCTTAGTAGTATCACTCATTAATGTAGTGAATTGTGTTTCATCAAATCTTTCAGTTCCACTATCAAATGTTATAAATGTATTGTCAAATGCGTTAATTCTACCACTACCAGAAACAATTATCATGCCAGGCGGTGGTACATTAATTGATGTATTAAATGCAGCCTCTGGAATAAAGTAATCTTCACTATTATCAAATAAAATATTAGTATTATCAAAACTAAATCCAGTTTGAGAGAACCCACCATCTGCATTTCTTATAGAAACTTGGTCAATACGAATATCACCAAACTGTTCTATTGTAAATGATTCATCATTAATACCATCTAAATTTGTAATTCTTCTAATGCCAGGGTAGTGTGGTGTATTCTCTGTAGTATTTGGGCCAATTGCAAATGCATACTTTGGAAGAAGGTCTAGAGTTGGGCCTGTTCTTCTTGGAGTTCTCGCAACACCAACAATCACATTGTTTATTCTTGTTAGAGTTGTATCTCTAGTTGTATTTGATAAACCAGAAAGACTATCTACATCATTTGCTGGAGTTGCTCTTAGAGAAGTTCCATCATCTACTGTTCCTAACCTTCTACCAAATACAGCAGTAAACAATGTTCTGAATGTAGATGCAAGTTCTGGAGTAAAGGACTCTAGTGTTTGTGCTTTAACATTTGCAGTTGCACGACCTATAATTTCAACCTCACCAAATACATTCCAACCAGCTGGGTGAACTGTAGATTTAATTGCATCTCTCCATTCGTTAATTGATTGACCAACACGAACAACATATGAATAATCTTGATAGAAATTACTATCTTGAACTCTCATAACATCTTCAGAGATTTTACCATCTGCACCAAAGAATTCACCAGAAGTTGTACCAATAGTTCCTACACTTGCAGTACCAGCCGCAATACCAATATTTGCAATTGTTCCAGATGCACCACCAGTTGTTACCGTATTACCTACAACTAAGTTTGCAGTTGTATTCATAGATAATAGTTGTCTTGTGTTGTCAAATGCAGTAACCGTTCCACTATGTGAAGTAAGTGCAGAACCAGAAACAAATGTTCCAGTGATATCTTTTAACACTGCATGACGAAATGGAATTAAATTTGGTGCAGAATTATAATTAAATCCAGAGTTTGTAAATTCAAAAGAACCCACACCACCAACACCAGAATTAGATGCAGTTATTAATTTTGCATTTGAACCACTCGTAGATGTAATACTTGAAACAATTGGAAGTTTTGCATAACCACTTCCTTTTGCAACCATTCTTACATCTGTAATCTCTCCAGCTTCAGATGCAACACTAAGGTTTGCAAATGTGCCTGTTTCCAGAACAATCTTTGTTCCTTCATATGGGTCTTGATAAAATGACTGACTTGTCTCTTCCATTGTAATGTGGTCACTTGCAGACATTCCATATGCAGATAAACTTCCACTTTCTGGCGCAATACCACCACCAACAACTGATACTTCTGCGACTGCACCAGAACCATCAGTTCCAGCATTATTTAAAGTTATACTATCACCAACTTCATATCCAGTACCAGCATCATCAACAATAATCTCATCAACTTGTCCAACTGTAACAGTTTGGACTTTTACAAGAGCACTTTGACTACCAGTTGCAGATAAGTTAACACTTTGGTCAGCAGTATAGTATGAACCATTATTTGTTATAGAACTTCCAGTTACAATACTGTAAGGTGTAAAAGAAACATCTTGGTCTGTAACTGTAGAAATACCTTTTACAGTTTCCCCTTGTTGAAATGTTCCATCAATTGTATCTGCATCCAATTCAAATTCAATAATGTTTTGTCCAGCTTCTCTGAATGTAATAGATGATACAACGATTGCAGTAGCACCAGAAGTTTGACCAGTTATGGTTTGTCCTATAAGTTCAGAGGGAACACCAGTAACTAAGTTAACTCTCATGATATTTCGTGTAGTCCACTTACCATCAGAAACACGAATCATATTTTCAGTAGGGAATGTTATTCTTGGTTCTTCATTTAAGAGAAGTCTAAAGAATAACTCATGACCTTTCTTTGTACCTTTTGCAAGATAGAGGTCACGAATGTTTTTTACGAGTTTTCTTTTATCTACTCCAGCATCAACATTGTCAACAATACCCTCAAGAAAAGAATCTCTAAATTTATCTAAGAATGTGTATAAAGTAGCATCAACATTTGAATAGTTAAGAAGTTGTTGAATACTTGAAACTGGATTGGTTCTGTATGTTTGTAAAGTACCAGAAGAATTAGAAGATGAACCAGATACAATTTCTCCAATAATAAATTGAGTCTGAGATGTTACAAATAATCTTTTATTATTATCTACATCATCAACTAACACCTTTGCAGTTGCACCAGAAATTTGGCCAGTAATTGTCTCTCCAACTTCAAACTTAACATTAGAATCTTCCAGAACAATCTGGTCACCACTCTCATCTAAAATAAAATTTACAGATGTAGTTTCTTCTCTAACGTAGTTATTAACTTCACTAAAAGTAATCTCTGCACTTTCTAGAAACTGATAATAGAATTTTACGAACTGAGAAAAAACTGGGTGGTCTGCCTGAATAAACTCTGGCAGTTGATGTTGGATATGATTTGATACTTTGTTATTTAAAACATTATCATTATTGGCCATAACTAGTATCCACTAGAACTACTTGACGAACTTGAACTTGAAGAAGAACTCGTTGAACTTGTTGATGAAGATGAAGCACTAGATGATGAACCACTATATGAACTTGTTGTCTGAACACCCACACCAGCACTTGCACTACCAGTTGCGATTGTATCTACGTTTGCAGTAATTCTTGTATTTAATAAATCTATTTCTAATACTTGGTTTCGCACTGCGATAACATCATTTGATTCTGGTTTTACAATTACCCTAATCTTACTAGATGTTGCACCATCAATATTAGACACTTCAGTAATATTAAGTGATGTTAAAACTATTTCACCATTTATGTAATCAATAGTTCCAGCTGTATTATCCTCATAGGTATTAGTTGTTCCATCAACAACATAATACAATCTTATATTACCCATACCATCATCATTTAAAAACATTTCGTTTGTATTACCAAAAATTTTAAATCCAGAAGATGAAACAATACCCCCAGAATCAGCATCATGTCCAGAGTGTGGATTATATAATGCATTACTAAATGGGATTGTATACTTTGTTGGAGTTCCGATTGTTGGAGTAAAGTCTTTACTTAAATCAACAGTAGTAATATTAGATGTAATAGAATCATCAGTTTCATCAACTAACTTTGTAAATGCAGAGTGTCTAAATGCACTATCAAAATTTGTAAGCGTATTTGTATTAAAATTTGTAACTGTTGTAAGAACATCTGATTCCAAGGTTTCTCTTGGTTTAATAGTATTTTTTGAATTGTATGTAAATGTAATACCCAATCTTAATTTAGTATATTCTGGGTCAACAACCACTGGAGTAACAGATGCAATACTATAGGTATCTTTTAAATCTTTGACAATTTGATTTTTTGCAGACGCAGTAATAGAACCAGCTGTAGGAACAATAGAAATATAAACTCTTCCATATACTGGAACGTCATTATCTTCACCACCATAAACTTGCACAGATTTAGTATTTGCATAAACTTTTGGAACAATCGCTTTGAAATCGTTGACTGTAACTGCACGACCTTGAGCTGCATAGTCAAGAGGTGCATTAAATTTTATAGATTGAATACTTTCTCTTTCTGCACCACCAGATGCAGAAGAAACAGTCGCAGTTGTAATATCTGTTATGCCAGTAATAGTTGCAGAAGTTGAAAATGAACTTGCACCATTGGCAGCTGCTTTATTTGTAACAACATATCTTAGACGAACAATGTTTCCATCAGATAATGCTTTACCAATAATACCATCACCAAAGTAAACTTCAAATTTACCATCTACACTTTCTTGAAGAAAGTAAACATTTGAATCTGATTTTACTTGAGTATTATCTAATGCTTGTGTAAATGTTGTAGAGACTGTAGATGAAGAATTATCAAATACGTCAACAATTAAAGTTGATGTATCTCCATTCTCATCATTTACATAAAACTTTTGGTCAACATTATTTGTATCAACCGTATAACGATTTGTTACATATGTTCCTTCATAGATTGGAATATTAGAAAAGGATAAGACCCCATTAACAGTTTGTGCAATATGTTCTGCAACTGTTACAAACTGATAGTTAGTACTACCTATAACTGTAGTAAAAACTGTACCCACTGGAATAGTTGCAGAAGTTAATCCACCGATATTATTTAAAGTTACGTTTACATTTGCAATGGGAGCTCTTGCAGAATTTGGAATATAACCCAAAGTCTTTGCATGAGAAACTACAGAAGAACGAACAGATGCAGTATCTAAAAATGCTTCGTTTGCAACCATGTTCATATTCATTGCAAGGTAATGTGTATTGTATGCAAGAACATCTAACAACGCACTCATACCAGAACCTTCAAAATCATAATCAGTAAACTCTGATTGATTTCTCATAAAGGTTTTTAGATTACCTTTGATATCATCAAAGTCTAAATCTGTTACATCTAATCTTTTTTCTGTAGTTGCCATTATCGTAATCTCTCTAGTGTAAATGATAAATCAATAAGTTCCGCTGGTGCGTTCTGAATGTAAAATTCTACCACAACCTCATATTGATTTTCATCAAACCTTGGTAGAACTTCAACTGAAGTAAGTAAAGCTCTTGGTTCAAAGTTTGTTATTACATCTGTTATTTTTGTTTGTAATGCATGAGCAGTAAACGGAGTCATATTTTCAAATAACATATCACGAACACCAGATGCAATCTCTGGATGAAAAGGTTTTTCATATTGACCTATCTGAACCAGATTACGCACACTTCTTTTTACTGCAGCTGCATCTGTTAAAGTATTAAGTTGTTTAGTAACTGGATGTCTACCAAAGTTAAGATTTAAATCTTTGTATATTCGTGCAGAACGAGGAGAGTCGTTTGTTCTCTCTGCATCTCTGTATGCTGGTTGTATTGCCATTATGCTTCTTGACTCCCTAAAGGTCTACATTGATAATCTATTGTTTTCCAGTGACCATCTCTCATAAGTTCCAGTTCTGTTAACAGAAGAAGACATTCATCTTGAGTTTCAAAAAATTGTACATTTTGATATAAACATTCTGTATCAGAAAAACACGCAGTTAATAATAGTGTCCATATTAGTTCCATGATATACCTCTTTAGTTATTTATACAAGATACCCAAGTGGTTTGAGGGTTGCTTGTTGCCACCCATAACTACTACGTCTAGAACCAGAAGGCCCCCATTGTCTTTTTCCACCAAGGTCTGCATGAATAAAATATCCACCATCATTTGCTGGGAAGTACGCACCGATACCTTTAATACCATGTTTAACTAAGAGTTCCATAAACCTCTGTCTATCTGCAATAGAAGTATTAGTCAAACGAATATCAACAGCCTTACCTTGCATATGCATACTCTTACCACTACCACCAACTTTTGCATTATAGCCTGGACTACGATATGCAGAAGTAATTGTCAAAGTTCTTCCATATTCTCTTGCAACATTTTCCATTATCTCTCTTAGTTGAGAAGAAATACGAGGGTCGGTGTGTGGAAGGAAGTTAAGTAGTTTACCATCAAAATTCTTTTGGGTTAAATCTGTATTATTATTGTCATCAACCAAATTAGTTTCAGATGCAGATGCATCATCAAAATTATTACCATCACCATCTACAACAAGCTGTTGTTCAGTAGATTGAATTTCAAAGGGTTCGTTTGAATCTACATCAAGTCCAGCAGCGATATCATCTTCTCTACCCTTAATAATCTCTCTCGCTCTCGTATCACTCATTCCAGTACCAGTAACACCAAATGCAGTTTCCGCTGTAGATACTGGATTAGGGTCAACCTCTGGAGCAGGAGTTGGTTCTGCGAGGTCTGTTGCACCAGCATCACCAATAAAGACAGTACCAGAACCAGTTTCAATTACGTTAGAACCATCACCAGCAGAAATACCAGCAGGGTCATCACCAGTATCAGCAGTATCACCCTTACGAGCTGCAAGTTGTGTTCCACTTGGTTGGTTAATCTTAATTGTTGAATCTGATTCAATGGATATTGCTTCAGTAACATCTAAGTCATACTCACCAGTGATTGAAGTTTGTTGACCTTCTGCAAATGTTTCCGTAACTTTCTTTGTCACACTTTCATTCTTAGTATCTTCATAAACTTCTACAACCGCTTTCTTTACATTCTCTGTCTTTGTATCTTCATAGATTTCTGTAACTGAACCTTTAACTGTTTCAGAAAGTTTACCACCAACATTGATAGTCATATCTTTATCAACATTAAGAGTATAGTTACCTTTGATGTTAGTATTACAATTAGAGTCTACTGTAAGATTACAATTACCTTTTACATATGCGTATTTTGAACCAGCGATAATTTCATAACCATCACCAACAATTTTTAAAACCTTATTACCGCCATCATCAATCTCATAATAAGAACCACTTTGATGTCTCTCATGAATCCTTGTCCGATATTTTGTATCATCAAATTCACGAATATGTCCACTTTCCGTTTCATAAACATGATTGTATGGATACACAGCTTCGTAAGGACTTTCTGGTTCTGCCCAAGCCTCACCATCAGCAGTTCCAATATTTGAAAAGATTTCTTCCTTTCTTGTTTCTGCAAGGTAGTCTGCACCAACAGAACGTCTGTTCATATCAGACTCATTAATCCTTACTGGATATGGCCCGTATACTGCTTTGTCTTCAGTCCTTGGGTCATGAAATCCAAAGTTTGGATTACCAAATTGAGAAGGTTTGCCAGGCAATGTTCCCATAATTACTGGTTCTTGTAATACGTCTGGGTCACGAAAGAAACCAATAACCCAACTACCCTCAACTAAAAAGGGTGGTGTTTGACCTAACCCATTCATTGATGAAGTTGTTGTAGGCATCATTACCCATGCCCACGGCAAATCTTCCGTGGGTATTTTTGTTTTATTGTCTGTATGATATCCTACGCACCGAACACGAACACGACCTAGTTTATCTGGGTCTTGTCTATCCTCAACAACACCAGTGAACCATACAAAACCATCTTGACCTTGAAAGTTTTCCATGAACTTATTTAGTGCGTAAATAAAAAAAGAGAGAACCGAAGTTCCCTCTTTTCCCAATCCGAAGATTGTCTCCTTTGTTGTATACCAACTTTTGTCCGAGGCTTACTCAGCGACTAGGCCTAATGGGTTGGCTTACCTATCCCTATTTATCCACCAAAATACATTCCCATTTGTTGGATTAAATACCACCAAGTATATTCCTTGGAATTCTCAACACCGAATATCCACAATGTGTCCATCCATCCAAATGCAAACACAATCAAGAATAGATATCCGATAAACTCACCAATCCAATTTTTAACACTGGTCATTTGTAACTCCTTGTTCTTTTGCAGCCTCTAACATGATAGGTGTCAAAACTTCTTCAACTCTATCTTCCCACATACTCCATTGCATCTTAGTCGCATAACTTGTATCCCTAACACCAACAGACCAACCAAAGATACTTTTGAAAAGAGCTCTTTGATTACCAAGACCATTATTGAAAAGGTCATAGGCTGCGTTTTGCGCTCTTCTGAACTTATCTAATGCTTTGTTCTTTGAGTTAGGAAACTCACATCTACCCTCAAAAGGTAGTAAGTCATTTAAATTATTATTAAGATGTGAAAAACCTTGGTTAATACCCCAAGGGTTTTTGAACATTTCTTCTTGATAACCTTTATACATATTTAACTCTTTCTCTCTGATTACATATATACTGTATCAAATAATAACAGTAATGTCAAGGCATTTTTAAAACCCTTTAAAATCAAAGGGTTAACCCATTGTCAGCAAGGACAATATCCCTCACTCGTTCTCTATCTAGCGAATCACCACCACCCCAAGTATAATCTTTTGTTTGTGAAGAAAGATACTTCAGAGTTGCAGTGAAAATCATATCGTTGGTCAAACCCTTGATAGGGTAGATACCTTTCTTGGCATCATAGAACCCTTCTACATAAACTAGAAAGTCAACCAATCCATCTACAATTGTTTCTACTCTATCAGTTGAATCAGTCATTACGCAGCCTCCACGATTTCGTATTGTTTATTCCACTTACCAACACTAATGTGAACATAGTAAGCGATGTCAAAGTAATCTGTCATTGCATCAGAATTGTTGTACCAAACTTTTCCACCATTCTTGGCAGGAGCAGTATGAGCAATCTTATCAACCTTACCTAAGATTTCTGCATTTTCTTTTCCGTAGAAATCTTCTAGGTGATACTGATTAATTTGATGATGTTCACCGTCACCCAAGTTTCCGACTTTGGTTTCATTTGCATATCGGTCAAAGTATTCATAGTCATTGAAGGCAGGGCCTTTCATCAATGCAATAGAAACACTTGAATGGTGGTCACGCACCACAGAAAATTTATATTGGGGTAACTCTTTCTTGAGTTCGTTTCGGATGTGTTTTACATCTTCAGTTGAAATATAAGCCATAATTAACCTCTCTTCTCATTGTTACGAATCATAGTACCATGTTTTGACAGCAATGTCAAGGGCTTTATCCATGAAACAACTTATTAAAACCAGCGAACACAACATTATAAGCATTACACTCATATGCCCAGTGGTCAAAGAAATCGTCATCATCACCGTAAATCATTTCATCAGTTTCACCCTTATAGTAGGCGGTCTGACTATCACAGTGTTGTTTCCAGATTTTGTTCATCTGTTCCATACCAGCAAGTAAGTCACCATTAGCACGACCTTTGATGGTAGCGACAGCTTCATCCCATGTGAAGTCCATCTGATTAAAACTAGGAATACGAAACATTTTTAGTACCTCTCTATTGACTATACATATACTATACCTTGTTCTAACAACAAAGTCAAGGCATTTTTTCATCTTTTTTTCATGGTCAAAAACCTAAATAAATCAAAGACTTAGGAGATGGAATGTTACAGATAACAGATAGTGCAAAAGAATATTTAACGAGTATGACCGAATCAGAGAGGAAACGATTCGCACACCTTTCAGTTTTAGGGGGTGGGTGTTCTGGATTTCAATACAAATGGGAATTGACAGACGAACAAGAAGACGGTGTTTTGATTGACGATATTTTAGTCGTAGATAAAATCGCAGAAGTATTCATACTTGGATGTACTGTAGATTATGTAAAAGAGTTTGGTGGTAGTTATCTTAAAGTAGTCAATCCCAATGCAACAGCTCAATGTGGTTGTGGAGAAAGTTTTGCAGTATAAGATTATTACAGACCATCAGAACATAGATTCGATTCGCATGAAGATGTTATTGAACAAGAATAATCTTTCCTTTACAACGAAGACTCTTTTCAGTGAAGACCAACTACGTCATGCGAAGGTAGTAGGTGTTACAAAGTTTCCAACTGTGTATACAAAGAGTGGTGAACAGATTGGTGGTCTTGAAGAATTAGAGTCTTGGATAAATCAATTTGAAAATTAGGGGGTGGCCTCTCCGGCAAGACTCGAACTTGCGACCTACGGTTTAGAAGACCGTTGCTCTAATCCAGCTGAGCTACGGAGAGATTGGTGCATCCAGAGGGAGTCGAACCCACACGACCAAATGGTCAACGGATTTTAAGTCCGTTGCGTCTACCAGTTCCGCCATGGATGCTTTTAGTAAGCACCACCAAAAAAATGTTTGATTATTCCCATTGAGAAGATTGCGATTGCAATTCCGTTTACTACGATTAGTGACCTATCGTGCCATAACATTCCTACGACAAACCAACCAAGTACACCAGTGAGATGAAAGAATAGATTAAGTGGAAACAGAGAAACATCCAGAGATGTTAACATCATTCCCATAATAATAAAGATTGATGCAATCCATTTTACATACCAAGATAAATCACCTTTCGGTGTTACCGACTCAATCCTCGTCTTGAATTCTTTTGCGTTCATCATAATCTACCTTTCCAGCTGGAACTACCGTTATCCACTTTGTGGTGTTCTGTTGATATTCACCATAGAAGTTATCAATCCAATCACCGTTCTTTAAATACCATTCGCAATGACGAATGTAACCTTGAATTCCATAATATTCTGCTGTTGCACCTTTGACTTTATTACGCATTGCAGTACGAGCTGCACTCAACAAACCTTTTTGAGTCTTAATCCAGTTCGTCACATTCTTTCTAGAGAAAACATGGTCATCTGGAAGTTCCCTCACAGATGGATGTATGTTGACGTACTTGGGAGGATTTTCTCTGAGTCTTTTCTCTCGAGCCTCTCTGAGTCTTTCGGCGGCTTGAATCCGATTTTTTTCGGACATAGGTTTACGAGGTTTTTTGTATTTCCCCACAGTGCGTTCCATTAGAGTATTCCCCATACTATTGCATTTCCGACTACCGTTATAACACACATTAGAATAATAGTCAAGACTAAACTTTCACCGTCACTCATAGAGTTCACCACCGTCACCATTTTCCCAATCTATTCCACGACCTTTATTTCTCTCTGTTTTTTCTGCAACGTACTGACGAGCTTCCTCTGGAGTAATTAGGTCAGACCATCTGGAAAGTTTTTGACGTTTGACATCTCTGCGTTCTTCTATGTCATTCCACGAAACAACATCCCATTCATGCAGAAGGTCTAACATAGTGTAGACATCCCCAGCTTCTTTGATAAGTTCTGATTCACTATCGGAGTATTGAAACAGTTCTCCTCTGCGTAGACATTTAGAACACGCTTGAATCAGTTCTCCACATTCTTCCATCAATATGACAAGAAGTTGTTGTCTTGCGTCTAAGTCTCTCATATCTTTAGGGTGAGTAGGTTTTGCCATTCCATGTATCCTCAAATGTCGAAATAAATCTTGTGTCACGATACTTGAAACGCAATGTATACGCACAGACCAATGATAGTTAACTTACCCCAATCTAAATCTGCTGGAGAGCCTTCACCATACTTTTGTTGAAAGTCTCCACACCAATCCATAATTCTACCCCACATAACATAATCTCCTTATCGTTTAAAGTTGAGTGTGTACCACTTACCTTGTGATACAAATTTAATAGTAGAATGAGAGTACACAGTTCTCTGTTCTTCTTTCCAACGTAATTCAGTCTTACATTGTGTCCGTGTACCAGCAGTCTTATTTGAATTATTATGACCTAACATACCACCAAGTATCGC